TCAGCCTCAGAACCGCGAGGCGTCCGAGCGAACATGCGAGAGATCGGAAACCATTTCATCTCGGCTGGTCAGTGCGCTTGATCTTAATGAACGGCAGATCGGCCATGATCGCATTCATCTCCGCGATCTGCCGGTCTGCGGCAGCCTGACGCGCGTCCTCTTCCGCTGCCATGTCATTCATGATGGCCAGCGTTCGTTTCTTCATTGCGGTGGCGCTCCTGTTGCGGGCTTCATGCCGGGCAGCCCCGCAAGTTGTGCCATCTGGCCCATCGCCGGCACGATGTTCTTGGCAGCCTCCCCGCCCGTCTTCGCCATCTCAAGCGACTGAGCCACGGCCTGCTGCTGCGCACGCTGCGCCCTGGCTGCGTCTCGCTCGTCCTTGGTCTTGTAGATCTTCTGCGGAGCACCCTCGATCTGACCGACCTCACGCACGATCTCGTCCATGTCGAAGTTATCGGCCACGCCCGGGTCGACCTGCATCAGCGGCAATGCCGTCTGCAGCACGCGCTGAATGCCCAGCCCCTCAGCGCTACGGCGCAAGCGATCAAGCGGCGAGGTGAAGCGCGGCCCAAAGTTCTTGCCTCTCAGCGAGTCCGGGGGCTCAAGCGGCGAGCCAGGGCGCAGCGCCCCCTTGCGCTCAAGAATGCCGGCCAAGCGCTCCACCTCACGGCTCATGGCCTGCTGGATCTTACCGCCTGCCGGGCCGAGAAGCTCACCCTTCTCATTGGCGCGGATCATCGCTTCCGTCGCCGTCTGGTTCGGGTTCTGGATCAAGATCTGGAACAGCCTGATATAGAGGCTGTCTTTCACGTTATCGCGCTCGGCGCCGATGATCTCCTGAATGAAGTCAGGCCTCGCGCCGCTCTGGATCGGCTGGATCTGCAGCCGGCCATTGCTGTCGATCGCCCGATAGTTCATCTTGCCCGGGTTCAGGTTCGGCCGGTTCATGATGCCGTCATGCGCAATGGCGTGCGGCGGGTCCATGTAGCCTTGCAGGCCCTTCAGCGAGGTCTTCCGGATCGCGTTCAGGCCCTTGATATCGGAGAGCGCGTACATCACCGGGGACTGCGCGTAGGGCATGCCCGGGCTCACCGGCCCCCAGTAGTAGATCGCAAACGGGAACTCGTAGAACCCGCTCTCACCGATCAGCTTCATGTTGTCGCGGTCGATATAGCAGGACGAGTACGGCGCCTTGCGATTGGTCGAACCATAGCTGCCGGCGTCGGCCCGCGGCTGTACGGCGTGGATGATCGTGAACAGCTTCTCCTTGTTGCCGGGCTTATCGTTGGCCCGCTTCACGGTGTCGTGAACCTTGTCCTCGCCAAAGCGCTGCACCATCTGGCGCGCTGTCATCGTGAACTTGCGATAGAGCGTATCCGGTTCGCCCTGCGCATCGACCGCCAGATAGCACTCGCTCAGATCCATGAATCGATAGAGGGCCGGCGTGATATGGGCGTTGAGGCCCATGCCTTCCTCGATGAAGACAATGCCGGTGCCGAGCGCGATCGTGGAGCGCAGCGCCTTCTGGTGAGCGCCGATGAAACCCGAGCGCGTGTTGTAGCGAACGGAGAAGAGATAATCCCTGTAGGTCTCGAAGTACTCCTTTTCCTCATCGGTCTCTTCCGGTGCCAGCGGGTCTGTGATCTCGACGCCATGCCACTTGGCCGATTGCGGCGTGACCAGGCTCTCCATGTATGAGGCCAACTGATCGATGGAGCGCACCGCAGTATCATCATAGCGCTTGCGGCCTCGCTCGATCGAGGTCGGCGAACGTGTCAACTGGTCATAGGCCGGCGAGCCGCTGCTGGAACCCGGCGTAAACCGGGCAGCATCCGGCAGACAATAGTCCGCAACGTCCGTCCACGCCGATTCCCACTGCGTACGGTCGTTCGCAAGCTGGTCCATACGCACCGCGATGTCATTGCAAACCTCAGGGTCGGAGCCGCCCTCGACGTTGGCCATGCTGCCGCTGGCATACATTCCACTCATAGGCTTCATGCTGACTGGCCCAACAACGTCGCCTTGGTCACATTGCTGCCGTAGCTCGGATCACCGAGGCCGCCAGTCAGAAGGGTCTGGGCCGTGGCGTTCTGGCTTTTGGTGCGCTTGAGGGCAGAGGCGACGGCAGCCTGATTCGCATCATCGGCCCTGTTGGGTACCGGTGGGGTGGGCGGGGGCTTGGGAACCGACATCGAAAAGCAGATGGCAGCCTCCTATATCCAGCGGACGAGATGAATGCCGGCAATCGCAGCCGCGAGCACTGACACGCCCGTGGCAGCCAAGCCAGCAGCCCAGCAGCGCTTGCGCGCCTCGTAGGGCAACTCTTCATCCAAGGCCAAGGTCGTAAAGAACTGGCTCACATAGGCCGCAGCCGCCGAGCCCAGCACGATGTAGACGGCAATCCGGTCGCCCCAGATCATGCCGGCCGTGAACACGCCAGCAGCGTACAGGGCGCCCCAGATGTAGACGCCGACGATAGCGATGGTTTTCATAGGCCCGCGGCCTTGAGAAGTTGCGGCATACTGGCCTCATAATTATGAGGACGCTGCATGGTAGCCATCGCATACTGCATCTGCGCAGCTCGATGGCCCTGCGCCACCGGAGCGCCCCCGAGATACCGGATCGCCTCCTCAAGAAACGTGATCCGCTCAATGACGGAACTGCGGCGCTCGATGTAGCTGTCTGCCTCCTTCATCAACTCCTCCGAGCGTGATTTGTAGTCGTCACACTCATCACGAAGCTTGCCGAGCGAGTTGTTCAAAACGCCAATGGCGAACTCATTATCGAACATATTCAGCCTCTTAGCTTCTGTTCAATCTGCGGCACGTCTGCAAACGTTCGTTTGGACGCAACTCTGATCACTCGGGAAGCGCTTTTCCTGCCGCCGCAGGGAAACTGGAGCCCCGTTTCGGCATAGCTTGCAGCAGGTCACGGCTACGGCCGATCGTCGTATCGTCCAGCAGCACCCGAATATCTTCGTCGTTGAATGATCTTTCCAAGCGCGTCACAATCTCTGCCGTCATCGAACGACGATTCATTGCTGCGGCCAATTGCACCTGCGCCTTAATCTCTGCTGGCAGTCTCAAGCGGAAATGCAGATCCTTGCGTGACATTACGAACCCTCGATCAATCTGGCTGCACTGCGCCGAGTGGCACCATAGATGGCGAAGTCCAATCCGCAGGCACCGTAATCAACGGCAACACCTTCACGAACGAACCCAAGTGAGGCCAGCCAGCGGTGAGAGTCCGGATGGTCAATGGCTGTCCGGACCTCAATACGGCGGAATGCCAGCGCAGCACGGCGGCTCGCGCTTCGGCGGCAGAAGCGGGTGATGGCTCGGATGACATGAGGCATATCCTTCGTGCCATAGGCCCAGCCACTTCCAAGCCCCGCAAACATGGTACTGACGCCGAATGCGCAGACCGGCTGGCCATCGTACTGCGCCGTCCACCTGAAGCCTGGCGATGCCTCGTAGAGCATGTACGCGAGGACCACGGGCGGCTCGTCGATGACTGCGCCGATCTCGCGACGGTCAGCCTCTCGCATGTTAGCCGCTATGTACGACATGTCCCGCAGCGTGGCTGGGGTGATGGTCGTGCGCGATGCTGGCTTGAAGTCCGCTGCGTGGCCGTCAGGCATCGGCCATGCGCAATGGCAAATATTCCGTTTGTTTGCCATCTCGATCAACAAACGGGATGATCCCTAGATCCGAGCACATCTTCTCGACCGCCGCATCTATTTCACTCTCTATCGCATTTTCGACCCCGCGATGCTCTTGCTCGACTAATTCGCGAGGGATCTGGATAACCACAGCCGGATAAATTTTCCGCAATCCCTGCCGAACTGTCAGGTCTGTGCGCCTGATATCGATCAACATCACATCCGGATCTGGAGAAGCTATCCGCATCACAGTAAATGGCGCTCGGATGGCTGGCTTGAACTCTTCAAAATTCTGCATAGTGCCCTCTCGCGTCACGGATGGTCTACAACGTCGCATTTCTCAAAGATCATGAGCATTGCAACTTGGCCGTCTTTCCCCACGATCCTGATCTTCGCGCCTACCCGCGTATCTATCGGGCCGTATATGTCGAGAAAATCCATGCAAAGAAGCCGAAAACGCATTTCATCCTGGCTGTACTTGAACATAGCATCCCTCAATAATTGAGTGGATCGTACTCTTTCTGCGGAGTTTCATCCAGCCACGCCGCCCGCATTTCAGGCGAGGCGATCGGCTCGGCGAAGGTCAGCGCCAGCGCGTCCCCGATGTCGGGCGAGGGCAGTCCGCGTTTCTTCATGTCCTCTTTCCGCTCAAGGCAAATGCGACCGGCGTTGTCGTAGCTGTATTGCGGCGACACGAGGTCATCGCACAGCTCGCTCACATGGTCGCCGTCAGGGATCGAGCCGCGGTCCTTGAGCCAGTCACGCATGTTGCCCCACATCTCGGCGCGCTTGTTGAGGTAGCGCTCGGGATTTCCGCTCCTTGAACCTGCCTGCACTTCGAACACGGCGTAGCGCAGCATTCTCAGCCGATCAACAACCCCGCCACCAACGCCGGCTCCATCGACGAACGTGGCCTGCGGCTTGAAGATCTTTGCCTCCTCGGCCACCAACGCCGCAAGCTGCTGCGTGTCGACGCCCTTGAACACGCGTACATACTCAAGCCGATCGGTGCGGACCAGTATGACGCTGCGATCGTCACCGAACCGCGCTACATCGACACCCATGATCCGAGCACCAGTCGAGCGCTCCATCACCCGGTTGCGGGCAGCGGTGACGAGCTCGCCGTCGATGAACTGCACGACGTCAGGCGCTTCGAACGAGCATTCCATCTCCTGCTCGATGATGGCCGGCGCCATGTCCTTTGTCATGGCCTCGATCTCGGTCTGCTCCAGCAAGCCCGAGCGGCTGGCCTTGAGCGTCATCGTAAACCAGCTCTCGTCCTTCTCAGCCTTGCGGAAGATCTCATAGAACCAGTTGCGGCCCTTTGGCGTCCCGATGAAGATGGCGAAGCCCTTGCGGTCTGCCAGTGCCGGCCGGATGACTTCCTGCCACATGGCAGGCTTCATCTGAGCGGGTTCATCGAGTGCCACGCCATCAAGGTAAAGCCCACGCAGACTGTCAGGGTTATCAGCGCCAAACAGGCGTATACGACGATCGCCAGGCAGATCAACGCGGAGCTCGCTTTCATTGACCTGCCTCCCTGGTATCGGGTCTGTGAACCTCTTGAGGTAGTCCCAGGCGATGTTCTTGGCCTGGGCATAGAGCGGGGCGATGTATGCGTAGCGAGGCGCTGGATTGCGGCACTCGATCGCGCGCTTGATCAGGTCGTTGATGGTGGCGACAGTCTTGCCGGCACGCCGATGGCAGACCAGCACTGCGAAACGCTCCTGCCTCTCGTGGAAGGGCATGAAGGCATCGCGGGGAGCATAGGGAATTACGACTTGGCGGACTGCCACATGACCACCATATCGCCACTGTGCTCAACCTTCTCCTTGAACATGCCGATCTCTTTGCCGAGCAGTTCAAGAGCCTTGTTCGCGACTGAGCCCTCATATTTGTATTCGCCAGTGCCGCCGTTGGCGTCCTTGATCTCCTCAGCCTGCATTGCGCGTTCGACATTCGAGATGAGCTTTTCGATCACCCATTTCTTGCTCAAACCGACATCTGCAGCGGCTCTGGCTTGGATCTCTTCGACACGTTTTGAAATGTTTTGTTTTGCTTTAAGCACGCTTGCATTGCCGCGATTGGCCTTGAAGCCGGCCAGCACGTAAGCCTCATCCGCGCTTTTGCCTTTTGCGAGTTCCTGCGCAAACAGTTCGTGGCGCTGGTTATTGAGGATAGGCATGATTGACCTGTCGTCCGACTGCGGTGCTCATCTTTGCCCAATCGGGTTCGTCTGGTTTCGTCGCACAGCCTGCGAGAAGTAGCGCGAGCGTTATGATGATTGCTCGCGCCATTTGTTTCGCTTCAGGGGGCCGGGGGAGCGGCGGGGGTGTTGGCAGCGACTGCGACGCCGAGCTGCGCAGCGCGGGCCCCGATGGCTGCAGCCAGGGCATTGATGCGGGTGACGGTCGCCGGGTCTGTGCCGTTGGTGGCCAGATCCTTGATCATCTGGGTGAGCTGAACGAGCAGACCCTCCGCAGCGGTGTCGGCCTGGTCGTTCTGTGCGGCGTTGGCCTCTGCGAGGTCGAGGGCGTCGGTGAGTGCGGACATGATTTGCTCCTGGTTCACAGCTTGTCGGTTGAGTACCGCATCAAGCTGATCGCTGATTTTGATCAGGTGATCGTGAATGTGGTTGAGTTTCTGCGCCACATCACGGTTGGAAAGCGATTGCATGAGGATCTA